CTGTAGTCATTTATAAAGGGTTAAAAAATACCTGGGATGATTTGCCCAGTAGTGATGTATGCGCCGATAGCTGCAATGAAACCAATCATTGCCGCACGACCATTAAGTTCTTCAGCATCGTGAAGAAGGATTTCTTGTTCTTTTTCGTTCATTAATCTTGGGAGTGTTTCTTTAGCAAAGATGTTTTGCTTACCGTATTCGGTAATTGTAGTCATTGAATTAAAGATAGGTGATAGGCGATGATGAACTGTCAGGTCGCCATGTCTATCTATTAACTAGCCGCCTCTGTAAAAATCAGAGTAAGAAAAGCCTTTGTACTTTTTCTCCCAATCTAGTTTCTTCATAGTTGATGCGTTAGTATGCATTGTTCTACGTTTAATCGCTCCTACATCCTGCGGACCTTTAAGGATTTTTAATTTGTTATTTTTATCCATAGTTAAAAATTGATGTCAGATCTATCTAGCTTTTCAAGTATTGCTTGTCTGTATGCAGGATCATCAGCATATCTGTCATCATCCATAGCTTTAATTAATTCAGCTTGGCTGTTGAATTTATCTCCAGCTATTCTAGGTGCTTTACCTGTGATGAGTTGTGCATCTTTACCTACACCATCTACATACTTTGCATTCAAAGCTTGGACAGCAAAGTAAGCAGCGTTAGGATCTCCACGATCCATAACACTGTCATACATTTCTATTTCTTTAGAAGATAAATTATCTTTAGCCCAGCTCATCATGTTTCCATAGGACTCTTTACCTCCAGCTATTCCTTGTAGTTCAGTAACTTCATTGTCAGATAATCCACCTGACACTTGGCCTTCATCTACTTGATTCCTGTAAAGCAAATACATCTTTGCTAATTCACCAGGATTAGTTTGAGCTAATTCTTTTAATGTGTCTTCATTGAATCCAGCATCTTTCTGATCCCAAAGTCGATCTAATATATTTGGACCTTCTTCAGTGTCTTCTTCTTTGGACTCTTCTTCTGGCTGCTCTTCGCTTTCAGATTCTTCGCTTTTATCTTCACTAGGTTTATCTCCAAGTTTAGTTTGTAGTTCTAGGTAAGCTTTCTCTAGCTCTTCAGCATCTTTGTACTTACCTGCTAGTAAGTTATCTTGCTCTACCTCTATCTCCTCTCCAACTTTAAGTGAGTCTAGTTCATCAGCTGTAAACTCTTCTTGTGGAGCTTCTTCATAAGTTAATGTTTCTGCCATTGGTGGTTAGTTATTGTTGAACAGGTGCAGCCATTGCCTCAGCTAATTGAGGATTCTTTGTTGGATCTCCCATTGGAGATTTCATTGCTTCGACCTGTAGTTTCTGTTGTTCAAGTTGCATCTGTTGTTGTTGCATAGCTTGCTGTTCTTGTTGTATCTCCTGCATTGATCTTACTAAGTTCAATACATCTATACCTTGTGCAGCTGCTAGTCGTTTGATAACTTCCTCTGGATTAATGTGTTGCATGATTGCCTCTGGTCCCATTGTCTGTGCAATGGTAGTGAGGAAAGCAGCTAGACTTTCTCTATCTTGTCCACGTCCAAGAGCGTTAACACCAGCAACAATAGTTGGCTTAACTATTTTCTTAGGAAGACGTGGTATCTCTCCAGTCTTTTGGAAGGTACTTAGTTTTCTATTTAGATAGGGTACTAAGAACTCAGCAGTAAGAAGACCAAACAAACCACCGAGCTGTTGCTCTAGTTCCATTTGAGTCATGCGGACTTCTTCTGCAGTAGTTCTTTCTGATTGACGTACCGATAAGATTAAGAATGCTTCAGAGATTCTTTTCTCTATTGTCTGTACCATCTGATAAGCAGTAGCGAAGTCGGCAGTTTTACCTACTTGCACTACCCCAATGTCGTCTGGCCTTCCTTGCACTATCGCACCGTTACCAGCCTTAGCTAGTGTGCTTGGCTTAGTGGTAGAAGATGGAGAAATTGTAAATACAACTTTCGCTGCAGCAGCTGAGCCTTCTACTAGAGCTTGGGATAATGCCTCAAGTGATTTGAGATCTCCCATAAACTCCTCTACTCTACCACGTCCATAGTTCTCACCGTCAACAGAATTAAATCTAAGTGGTAGCCATGGTGTTGAATCAATAGGAGAATTACCGTTTGACCCTTTCAATGTATGACCATATACTTCCTGATGCCATACAAATTTACTACCTTCACGTCTTACATGTGTGTATACATCGCAGTCATTATCTGGACTGGTATCTGAATACTCATCAACAACACTCTGTTTTTGTAGAAGATCTTTGGGTAACTCATCTTCAATTAGTTTTTTATTGATTCGTTCTTTAGTTACGATCTCAATAACATTACCATTACCATCTCTCTCTAAGACAAACCGATTAAGAGGGTACATCTTTAGTCCCTCTTTACCCATAAAGATCAATACATTACCTGCTACAACTAAGTGCTTTAATGCCTGATGTATTACTACACGATCATTAGAGGCAGCTATAGATTCTAGGATTGTACGTTCTATCTTGGCAAAGGATAGATCTAATTCTGATCTAACCTCTGGTGGATACTCTTCACCCAACTCATTGTCATTGAGTTGAAGTTTGAAGAAGCTTGTTTGTGGAGGTAGGGTTGCAAGCATTAGCTTTGATGCTAAGGCTACAACACCTTTAGCTCCAACTGATTGCCAAGGAGTTGTTAAATTACGAGCACTGCTTTGACTCTCATCTCTTGTAATTAAATAAGGAAGAGTAAGTTTAGTAGCCTCGTCAGCTGTGTTTAAAAAAGGAGAACGGTCACTTGATAATGCATCATATCTTTTTTTTGCAGTCATTTGATTAGATGTTTAAAGCTTGGATCCTCATATCTCTAGCAAGTTGACCTGTACCTTGTCTGGTTTTACCAGTTTTAAAAGCACTTGATCTTCTACTTGCTACACCCATTGCATTATTGTCTAATTTCATTGGGTTATTGTTGGGTGATAGTTGACTAAGTGTTTGTTGATACTTAGTCATGAAGGATGGTGTTGTTGCAGGTGCTATCTTGCCTAACTGTTGTGTGTTATTAGTTAAAGCTGATTGATCTGTACCTGATGTTGGAATTTGAAATAGATCTTTTAATTCCATCAATGCATCCAAGCCTAAAGCTTGAAAGATATTTTGTTGAGCCATTAACCTTCCTCTATTCTAGTTCTGATCCAATCCACAACTGATCGTTGACCTGATCGGTACATTATTTTTTCCATTGATTCATCTGGAGTAGGTGTAATTGGTGGATGGATTTCCTCTAGTTCTAAGAGGACTGATTCAAGAGTTGGTCCTATAACAGGCTCAAGAATATTGCGGGAGGTTGACATTACTATGTTCGAAGAACGCTGGCATCCGAGCTGCTTTTGTAGAATTTAGCTCTGGAGCTTTGCCTTCATACATAAGCCGATCACTGGTATCCAGCCAAAATTTTTTGCTTAAATATTTATCGCCATAGGTATTCTTACCTAATGGCTCCATGATCCAGTTAATTGTGGCCTTCCTAAGTTTGTCCAGAGAACCACTACTGCGTAGACCCATATCAGCACATACGAGAGAATTAGTGGCAACGTGGATTTGTTCATCTCTGCTGATGTCGGCGCTGACAGTCCTAAGACCAGCATCGCCGTTAAAACGAAAGAAGGGAAGAAGTACGAAAAATATTGCACGTTCAATTACTAATGCTTTGGTTATCATGTGATCAGGGTGCGCTTCCCAGGCATCCCTTAATAGAAAGGCTTCTTTTTCTGCCTTCTCATCAACGCCTATAGCGTCGGTTATATAGCCAAGAGCGAGGTCATGTTTAACCTCGTCTTGGACGTTAGATTCTAAGAGTTTCCTCGCAGATTCGGGAACCTCTTTTTTAAGTGATTCTGCAATGAAGTCGCCAACTGGTAACTCCATGTGGCGTATTGCGAGAGCACGGTAGATGGTTTC